ATGAGTGTGTATAGTGCATCCATGCTCACGATATTCCGACGCCATTTCAAGAGCTGCAAATTCACGGGGCGAAAGCACCGTCATTGCAACTGCCCGCTGGCGGTCGAAGGTCGCTTGCGCGGGGAGATCGTACGGAAATCCCTGGACGTGCGGAGCTGGGAAGCGGCACAGAAGATCGTCCGGGAATGGGAAATACACGGGCAAGATCTCTCAGTCACGGTAAGCGAGGCTCTGGGTCGCTGGTTCTCTGACTGCGAGGCCCGCAAGCTTTCCGCTGAATCTCTGCGGAAATACAAACGGTTCAAAGGCTCGCTTACCACTCGCTGGGCAGGTATCCAGCTCCGTGCTTTGACCGTGGACGACGTGCGGAAGCTCCGCGAGTCCTGGACTCATTCCCCGGGGACGCAGGCGAAGATGCTCGAACTCTTGCGGGGCTTTTTCCGCTTTTGCGTAGACGCAGGGTGGCTGGAGAAGAATCCGGCAAAAGGGATAAAAGCGCCGCAATCACGAGTAGTGCCGACGCTCCCCTATTCCGAATCGGAATGGAAAGACATTCTGACGGCGCTCGACGTGTATGCGTCGATTCATAATCAGAGTCCTCTCAGGATTCAAAAGCAGCTTCGGGCGCTCATATTGGTGATGCGCTATTCAGGTCTGCGGATTTCAGACGCCGTGGGATTGGAGCGATCGCGTATCGACTCGTTGGGCAATTTATTTATCTACCAGGCGAAGACCGGAAATCCGGTGTCAGTTCCCCTCCCTCAGTTTGTCCTCGATGCGCTCGACGAATGCGAGGAGGAAGGCCGACGGTTTTTCTGGAACGGGACGGGAACATTGAAGACGGTCGTTACGGACTGGTCGGCGCGTATGAAGAAAGTGTTTGTGTTGGCGGGTCTCCCAGAGGGACACTCGCACCGCCTAAGAGATACGTTCTCCGTTTCCCTGCTCTCGAAAGGCGTTCCAATTCAGACGGTTTCCATTCTTCTCGGACACAAGAGCATAAAGACCACGGAGAAACATTATTCGCCTTGGGTAAAGACCCGGCAAGATGCGCTTGAGAAGGCCGTCAAGCTGACATGGGCGTAGAGAAGTGCCTACGCAATACAATGGAACAGACAAAGTGAATAGCGGGGGATGATGAGTAAGAAGGCAAATGGGTCGTATAAACCACTCAGCAGCGTCTGGGAGGGAACGGATGGCGAACTGCTTGAAGAGATCTTTCGCTTTTACCCCACGATCACTGTGGAACCGATCCTGGATGCGACATACAACGCCGGTCGGATGTGGAAGGGTTCAACACGCAACGTCATCTCGATGGACATTGACCCGAAATATAAGCCAGTATTCGTTGCGGACAATCGGGTAATGAAGGGTGTCAAAGCGAAAGAGTACGGTGTCGTGGTCTACGATCCTCCGCACGTCGGGCCGCAAGGAAGAGACAAAAGCACTAAAAAATTTGACGTTGATTTTGGTGCAAATGTCGAATGTGGTAAGAAACAGAATTGGAACCTCAGCTATATCTATCCGAAGTTCCTCAAACAGGCAAAACGGGTACTGAAGCCAGAGGGACTCCTCCTCGCGAAGATTACTGATATGGTGAATAACCATCGGTCGAAATGGCCCCACCGCGATTTCATGACGATGGCGGAAGCGGCAGGCTTCACCGTATGCGATCTCATCATCAAGGTGCGGAATGGCCCGATGGTGTCAAACAAGTGGGAGACGGCGCATCACGCCCGGAAGCGGCACTGTTTTTGGATCGTCTGCCGTAACGCCGATTTCTGCGAGCGAAAGGAAACCAAGAAAATGAAACTCTCATTCGTCCCGGCAGAGCTGTACCTCTATTCCACGCCGGATGGATCCTTCGTCGTGACGTTGAAGGGCAAGGAAGTCTTCCGTGGGAAATCGCAGCCTGCGGCGGTCAAGAAATTCAATTCGATTCGCGCTGAATCAGAACGGGAATTCCCTGCAACGGAGTGGACGAAAGAGAAGGCGGCGGAGGCGTTTCAGGCGGAGGTCAATGATTCTCTCCTCGGCCACAATAGTTTGGGTGGTCGGAAAAAGAAGACGACCGCCGGCGGAACCAGAACCTTCGGCTGATATTTACTGTTTGGGAAAGAGATCATCCCAACGGCTTATCCGCGCGGTCCCTGGCCTACCAATTCCCGGGGCCTTACTGCCGAATCCACTTGCGTTCCATTCAGGTTCAAGGAGTGTGATCATCGCGAGTTCAGCAGCGAAAACCCACCAATCGCTCTTGAACGTGAGGTATCGGCATTTCATATCGTCAATCGAGATATTGGTTCTGCCCTTGATCTTGCCCACATGTTCGCTGAGCCTAGCGCGTAACGTCCGCTTGCTCTTGGTCGTGTCCTTGGATGCCTTACCGACATACACGAGCTTGCCCTTGTGATACAGAACGTAGATGCCACTGTCTTTCGGACCAGTGTTTTTGGTCAAGGCGAGCATCGGGCTCAATTTAATTTTTTCTAGAACCTGATCGCGGATTCCCCGATCAAGGTCGAAATCAAAAGCATGGGGGTCGGTGGAACTCTGCGTACTCGACAAATGAGGTCTCCGGTTAGAAAGGCAATCGGAGCCAGTATACGCTTGGTAAGAAAGATAAAACGCGATATTAGAACGAGAATAGGATGAGTGAATCGTTTTCCTGAGATGAATATAGGAAAGGAAAGAGCCAGTGATCAGGCGACGTGAATCGTCTTTACCTTGAAACCGACTTTTTCCAAATACTGGTGCATCCTCATTTGGTCTTGCGAGCGACCGAGTTTTCTATAGGGCCGTTTGCTCGTCGGATTCTTATACTGCTTCAAATCCTTTACCTCAATGAGTTCGACTTCATTCGTCGTCGGGTTGTAGCAAAATAGATCTGGCCAGCCGTTTTTGAGAACGATCCACCCCGCGTTCACATACTGCTTTTGGATGAAAGCCTCACGCTCATTCGTCGAATACTTTATGAGATACGGTTTTACCTTGCCTCCTATTTTCTTCGTTGGAATCATTTTGCTTTATTGAATTAGCTGAGATTCTGAAGAGACCCCCCCTTACCCCCCCGCCTGAAAGTTCGGCGTTCGAGATAAAGGAGAGCTGATCGGAACTTGCTTTATGAATTGAGCTTGAGTTCTGTGTCGCCCCCCTCGGAATTAGCGTGATCCGACCACGTAAAAGAAAAAAACCCTTTGGCGAAGTGGCGAGTTGGATAAAACCGTTAGGTCTTATCGCTCACCATCTCCCCAAAAGGTTTGGAGATGTCTTCGCCGCCCATTGCTGGACTCTTGAAGCATACCGCCGCCATGGAATATGTCTAGAGTTTGGCCTGGGGATAAGTCAGAAGCGGAACTCGCGAATCAAGTGACCGTAAAGCCAATGCATGACAATAAGAAAATACGCAATACGGAAAGCCTTCGCTTCGAGCAAGTGAAGGAATGAATCGAAGCGGTCTGGGGGCTGGGGCACAGGCGTTCGCACACATTCTCCTTAGTTATGCCCCGGTGCATAAAGAGAATGCATGAAACTTGGATCGCTAACCAATGCGGTGTGCCCTACCGGGTGGTATTTGGGCGGAATTATGAGTTGTAAGCCTTGGGTAGTTGCCGTGGTATTGCGTGGGTAAATATTTGTTGCTTCGTAAGCGCCGCCCATAGGGGCTATTGGTACCTGACGCCAACTCGATTGTATCACAGCCTAAGGGCTGGGGGATAAGTCACCGTACCAGTTCCTGCATTACGTGGTGATAGAGCCATGCCAGGATTACTATAGCTCCGGCGACCTTGAAGGCACGCTGAACGATGCGCTCAATAAAGGCGTCGAAATCAAAGGGACGTTTTGAGGGACGCTGCGCGGGTCTGCGGTTGAACACGTTGATCTCTCCTCTAAGTCCGACGGATCTGGGAGAGATGGTTCAAAACACTTCAAAGAGAGATCAGATAAGCAATCCGCCGCGTGGCCTATTAGGCATCGTCTGGCTACGAGCATATCAGAATCCAGGTTCACCGCAGGACCCGCTCCAGGTTCACCTTGGCGGACGCTGCCATTCTGGATGTCCAGAGTTGGTCTGGGGATAAATCAGAAATGGAGCTCATGGCGCACACCCTCGAAGAGCAGCCAACATAAGCCAACAAAACCGGCGACTTCGATCGCAATAAGTTTAGCGACGCAAAAGCGGCGGTTGATTATCTCTTCAATTGTTGGTGGCGGAACGGACGCGGGGTGGCGCTTTGGCGTGTCTATTGGCACACATTCTCCTATTCAGCCCCGGCGCATAGAAGAATGGCGCTACAAGATACTTGCCTTATCTTTGCGGTGCCCAGATCCGGGTGGGCGATGGTTCGAGGATTGAAGCGAATGAAGGATTGTTGCGAACAAGACCATGTGGCCTTGGGCGCGTGAACAATATGGCAGGCTCCCGCACCAGGAGGTATTGCCACCTCTATTCATACCAGATTTAGAGGTGTTGCAAATCAGCCGCCCATTTGTGGTGGGTTACTAGATTGGTTCACCGCAATACCCGCTCCAAGATCATCTTTGCCAGCCCCACGCAATCGCTGATGACGCTTGTGAGCCTGGGGATGGCCGGCTGATATTCTCGTCTCGCGCGAGCCGGACGGCAGCGATGATGGACGCGGCGATGACAAGCGTGGACGCGAACCGGTCCCTGGTGCGCTGGCTTTCCTCACACGCGTTCGCCCGCTTCATCTCACCCATGCAAAACAGTATAGGCGAATAAAAGGCGAATATGTCAATCTGCAAAAAACCGGCCCTTTCGGTAACCGGTATAAGCGATTCAATGCACGTTTGTTTTACTTTTGAAAGCGTACGTTTTCGACCCGCCCACGCCCCATACCCATGAGCGAATCGTCATGGTAGCGCAGGGCGGATGAAGATTCTGTGAAGCTAGAGCGGCGGGTTCTGATCGGCGTACCACTTGAAACGGAAGCGCCAGGTGGACCACTGATTGATATGGCCAGCGAGTATCCATTTCAGTGACCAATCGGTTGAACACTGGAGGTCGTCGGCGCAGGCGGTTGAAACCTCCGGGTGCCAAACGTCGCTGATCATCCAATAGCCTCGGCTCTGGCCGTCGTCTCCGCGCATATTCCTGCCGTCCTGGGACTCGTGCGAGACGATCCAAAGGGCGCGCTTGGGGTCAACGCCGTATATCTGGGCTTCCAGCTGGACGTAGGCCGCTACGGAAAGGGGGCTGGGCGCTCCTGCGGTGCTCGTGGCAAGGTTTTGTGCGTCGGCGTGAGGGATTACGCTATAGCGGGCTGCAGGGGTCAAAAATAGGGTAAAAAAGGCTATGAGACAAAGTACGGGGGTTTTCAATGGGGTGGGAGTTGCTAGTTCCCTGTCCGTTGGACTATCCGGTGTTTAGGCGGATGGTTAGTTTATTCGACTGGTGTTCCCTTGCCCCACGAGCCAATCGGGATTCAGCAACAAGCTGTGTAGTAATTTCGATTAGCTCCCGAGGGCGCAGACATAGCCAAGTCTCTCGACTTGGGGAAAGGGAACTTCATAATCTTTTCATGATGGCCGGGAATTGCAAGTGGCTGTCCACAGGCAAAAAAAGCCACCGGATTGGGGTGGCTAGATGAAATCGGTATCGCGGATTTCAGATGGTGCGGGTGCGTACGTTGTAAGGATATAGATCCGCTCGTGAAAGCAATAGTAAAGACGGAGAGCTTCGCCGTCTTGGCAGCGAATGATGTCGCCGTTCTTTGCGTTCACAAGGCAAGAGCCGTCACACTCGGTTGATTGAGGCAAGGGGCACCTCCCGATAGAAGGGTTCAAGATAATGGGGTGGGCGGTTACCGGGTTCAGGGTCAAGGAGGCGAAAGCAGTGCTGGCATTCGGTCCTCCAGGTGTTGGTCGTGAGATGGCAATGGGGACATGCCACCTCGGTAGGTTTCAGCATGGGGATACCTCCAAAGCAACTCTACGAACTACAAGCCGAGCGACGTAAGAGAAGAACATTCGCCCATGTCGCTCGAATTGCTCAGTTCACGGCATTGAGGAATGTCCCGAGCTTCGCGGTCGCTTTGAACTGCGGGATCGGGTCAAGCTCCTTGAAAGCCGATGTGAAGGCGTTCGACAGGCTCCAGAATGTGCGTGGGGCAAAGTCCGGAAACTGCGGGTCAAAGTACAGGTCGTTCACGCGCCTTGCGAGATGCTTCGGCGCTTCCAAAGCGTCCTCGATGAACGCGTGGTAGATGAGGAGCTTTGCGGCGGCATCACTAAGCTGATACTTCCGCCACCCCTCTACCTGCTTCTGCATGGGTTCGAAGTTGCGCTGCATCCGGTCGATGCCGATCGCGAGCGCGTCCTGCAGGTTGAAGTGCTTGGAGTGTTTGGCGAGCACCGGCGTGAAATCGCCGTGGAACGCCATGTTGTCGCAGACGAACACGCGGTAGCCGACCGTGAGCGCAAGTCGCATGGACTTGTCGTTCGCGTTGCGGATGCCGAGTGCGAATCGGGCGCCTTCGAACCCTGATTCGAGTTCAAGAACGCCAAAGAGTTTCATACCGTCCTCTGACACGGCGTACTCGTCCTTCACGATATTGATATGTCGGTAGGACAAGCCGTCAATCAGGTTGGAGATAAGCTCGGTGTGAGCTATCGGTTTGTGGGTGTCGGTCGCCTCGGGAGGCAGGATCGTGACGAGCTGGTCACGCGTAAGCTTTTGCGCGCCGGTGTGTGCCATAAGTCCTTCCATGGGTGGTTCTCCTTAGTGAAGTCGGTACTGTTTGGCTTTGCGATACGCTGTGGTTTTGCCGATGCCCATAAGTCGGGCTGCGGCGACCATGTTGCCGGTGGTATGGAGTGCGCGTAAGAGAGCGGCCTTTTCAAGCTCCGCCACGTTTACGGTTTCGGAGCTTGCGGCTGCCCTGCCCATTTCGTAAGCACGGTAGGCAAGCCGCTCGGGGTCGAGCGTTCCGCCTTTCGTAGCTCGTGCGAGTGAGCGGAGTTTCTTGAAGTCCTCGTCGGGAACGGGGATCATGTGCCCTCCTTTTCGATTGATTTGTGAAAGTGCAATGAAGGGCGCTGCGGTGTGGTTGCACCGTGAGAGCGGATCTCATAAGCGCCCAGTTCCGGAGACTGCTAGTCAAAGAAAGGTCGAACAAACTTCTTTCACGATCTCCAGAACTGGACGTGTATCCAGCGCCCACGCCAGTAGCAATTCTGTAGGAGCAAGCCGCGCGGCTTAGCTGGACCGTCCCGTCCGTAAAAGCTACTGGTGTGGAAGTTCGACTACTGCTGAGGGGACGTACTCGCGGGCGAGACGCTCGGTACGGACTGCTTCACAACGGGAGCGGGCACCAGATTGTGGATCGTAACGATCGCTTTGCGGAGGATGCCATAGAGGGTCACGACTGATGTGACGATCGTTGCGACCGTGTAAATAGCGCTCACTACACCAGCGCTTGCCATGGCGAGCGTAAAGGCGGGATGGATTCCGATGTAGGGCAGGAGTCCGAAGACCGTCTGCACGATCGTCATGGAGAAGAAGCCTTGCACGGTGAGTGCTACCGATGCTGGATCGGCGCTCGAAACCACAAGCCAATTCCAAAACCTGCTTGAATTCGCGAAGATTGTTTTGATCATATGATTGTTTCTATTTCTTTCAACACCTCCTCGGCCTCTTGCAGTAAGGTCTCCTTTACTGCGGGGGTGTCTGTGGTATCGGTGGCTATCTGCGAAACGACTTGCTCAGTAGTCTGAACGATTTGCTGTTCCACGGGGGCGATGATCTGAACGACGCCTTGGAAGTTGTAGTTCATGGGGTATCCTGCGCCGAGGACTTTTTCGAATGGCGGGTAGTGGTCGAGGATATTGGAATCCTCTCCGTTTACGGCATAAGTCGTCACACAATGGCATGGAGGATCATTCGGCGGGTTCCCTGGCGTGACCTGATTCCATGTAGTGTCCAGCAGAAATACGCCGGTGCAAAGCGGCGCTTGTGGGAGGGAACCAAGAATCTGCGGAATGTTCTTTGGCGGGCCATCGTTCAGCCAGTGGTATTGGACCGTGTTCTTTCCCCCGATAAGGGCAAGAAATTGGGCTGCTTTCGCGAGCATCTCCGGCGTGACTCCCGTGAGGTAAGTTTCCTCGGGGATCGTCGCGTCAAAGGGTAAATCTGACCATGGGAGTACGCCATAGGTTCGGATGGTATCCCAGCCGTCCTGTACCGCATTGCCGTTATATCCGTTGCCCGTCTGTATCTGAAGAAAGCGTGGAGAGGAGTGGAAGTGCGACGTGCCATCCCGTGAGTTGGTATCCATATACCCCATTGATTCAAACTGCGTGAGCATTGTCGCCGGGACAGTTCCGTCTGCGATCAGTGCATCGATCTGCGCATCGAAATCCTCTTGCGTAGAGAAGAGAACGCAGCCGTTCGTTTCAAAGCCGATCAATTGACGCTCAAAGAAACCGAAATGCGGTTCCCAATTCTCGACAACCGCCTTGAAAGCGATGGGGGAATCGACTCCCTTCACATAGTCAGTGGCACGGGGTTTGAGGATGAGACAGCGATGTTCAGCGGTCATTCCCTTCATTGTGAGATATTGAGGGTAGAAGTCCAGAGGGGTTTATCCCCACTTACGAATTGGAGACAAAACATGAGCTACATGGGAGCAAGGCAATCGTTCGAGCAAGCCAAGTCAAAGACGGATGATCAGGCGATCAGCGACTTGGCAGAAGGATTGAGAAAACTCGCTCTAGCTATCGAAGATGATATGTCAAAACTCAAAGGGAAACGGTGACGATTTGATAGCGACCAAGTGAGAACAATGAAGCTGTACATCCCCTCCCCTCTCGGACCACTCCCCCACCGCAAAAAGTGAGGAAAATAGCGACATCCTGAAGAGGGGATAGGCTAGTGGTGAAAGCTCCAGTACGCCGTGAGCGCACCGAGGACGAGCCCGGCGAGAACGTACAGAAAGTTCCACACGGCCCGTTTGCCAAGTCCTTCACCGCTCTGGGTCGCGCGCCATTTGTTGAGTTCCTCCACTGCTTCCTCAAGCTTTCCCGTACGGCCATTCGCATAGGCCTGTTTTGCGTCAATCGCGTCAAGGCGTCCAAACATCTTGCCCATCGCGAACATAATCTGGCCGTGTTCGGAGGTCGGACTGCCTGGTTGCGTTGGGAGTTTTGCTTCTTCTTCCATGTTTTTGGAATTAGCCTATGACCGCCCAGCTTATGTTGTTGACCGCAACGCCGAGCGTACCGCTTCCCGTCGTGACCTGATACGTGATGTGGATGGTGAACTGGGTTGTCGAGATCGAAGTGATACTCACGGTGACCGTAGCGGCGGCGGTAGCGCCAAGTCCGACAACTGTGAATGTCGTGGCGGCCCCGCCGAAAGTGGTGTTGCTCGCGGCGTAGGAATTATTGTTCGGCTCGAATGTTGCGGTAAAGCCTGCGACGGCAGTCCCGCTGCCGTTATAGGTCATGTCCATCTGGGCGCTTACGTCACCTGAGGCCGGGTTGTTGCCCGGTGCGATCAAGCATGAAAGCCGGATAAACGCAGGAGTGCGTCCGAGGCCATGCGTGACGGTGAGATTATCGTTCTGGATGGTCGTCGTTGCCGTAAGCGATTGGTTCGACTGAGTTCCGTCCGCTTCGCCTACGGTGATCGCTCCCCACTGGGGATTAGCGCCTGCGCCAAGGGTTTTGAGGAACTGGCCAGACGTGCCTGCTGGGAGTCTGGCCCACGCCGATCCGCTGTAATAGAGAAGATCGCCTTGCGCATCGCTTCCTGGGTCCGGCACGAATAAGCCGCTCGCCACCTGCGAGACGCTGCTGATGTACGGTGGTGCGATGACTGGACGAACGTCATTCAAAACGTACCCGTTCACCGTGTCGTCAGCGTCCTTGATGCTTGTTTCGCCCACGCGATTGTAGATCTCGCAGAGCACGGCTTTGTTCGCTGGATATGAGGGAACGACGGGTGACGACGCTTCAACGCCCTGGGTGATCGCGAGCGTGCCGCTGCTGTCGATCGTGAGAATGTCGATGCGCGGATGGGTGACCGGGGCGATGAATGATGGGCTGTTGCCGCCCGTGAAAAGAACGCGGGTCGCTCCGATGTAGGCGACCCCCGGTTCGATCAAGAGCGTGAGATTTGCGCTCGACTGCTGATGCGGCAAGAGCATCGATCCGCCGTATGCGTCGGCTCTCAGGTTGTTGTATTGTGCTGCGGTTCCTGTCTGGCCGGGTGAAACGGCGGAGCTTTTCATTGATTAGGTAAAAGTGATGTCAACCTCGACTGTGGTATCGGTTCCTGCGGACTTTGAATAGGCGGTAGAAAAGAGCGCGTGGTTGAACATATTGCCTGAACCGATAGTGTTCGATCCGCCGATAAACGTGCCGAACTCGGTATACGTCCCATTGGCGAGCGTTGAATCTGGAAAGAAGAACTGCAAGACTGCGGTGTTGAATCCGCTGTCAGCGCCATAGGTTGTTGAAATGCGGTTCGTCGGCGTCTGCAAGGTAGTGTCGGTCGATGTGGGCGCGGTAGTGCCGGTGCCGATTTCGCCGTACGCAATGCCGAGTGGAAAAGCGAATGAGCCGTTGTAGGCGGAGAGAAGGTATTGAACGAGAATGTCTTTGCCGTAGTTCAGGGAATCGACGATGAGATTCTTTTGAATAACTCTTGTCTCACCCGCTCTGATGAGCCACTGGGCTTCCTGAATCTTCCCCTCAGCAACGAGGGCGTGATACGCGTCGATCGTACCTGCGGGATGAGCGCGGACGATGACAGTGCCTGTTATGCCTATTGATTCTTTGAGTTGATCCATCTCCTTTGTTCTAACCGTAGCACTCTCAATTTACTTTTCAATGTTGATAGCCGTTAGCTCCAGGTAAAGAAGCTCCATCGTATCTCTGTCCCGACGGTCGTCCCCCAGAGATACGGCGGAGCCGTCGATGTCACGGTAAGCGCATCCGCAGAAGCGATGGATTCAGGTATCGTGATGAGATCCTCGATGACTGTCGAATCGTCCACCGGGGTTTGGTTTGCCTCCTGCTGCAGGATCGTCGTCATAAGGTCAGTAAACGTCACGTTGTCTGACCCGATGCACTCGACCTGATATTCAAGCATCCCGTCGATATTGAGGGTGTTGTCGCCAGGAGCATAGCCGACGGCTTCGACACGCTTGATGACAAGTTGCTTGCTGATATTGAACGCTGGCAGATTGACCGTAATCGCTTGTCCGATGGCGCAACCGGGAACGAGCGTGTTGAACTTCACATCATAGACCGGATGGCCGAACTGAAGGATCGCCGCTTGTGCGCGCTGCTGTGCCTCGGGTACGGATGTGATCTTCGCGTCCACGATGACGCTCTGGTATTCGCCATAGGTCGCGATGCTTGCGTTGTCGCCCGCATGCGCTACGATCGGCACCTTGGCATTGCCATATACCTTCACCGTCTGACCTGATGTGGGCGCTCCGGATGTGAATTGAATCCACCGCTGGGCGTCGTTGTAAAGGACCTGCACGGTGGTTGGGTCAGTCTGGTTCGCGATGCCCACGGTCTGGGCTACGCCGTTCAATGTAACGGTAATCGTCGTTGAGTTGTAGGGATATGAGGTGGTGAAGAACTGAGTGATGCCGTCTGACGGGAAACTGTCGGGCGTGTTGCCTGCGGTAAAGGTCTTGGTATACGTGCCGCCGATGACGTACACGCTGTTCTGCATATTCTGTAAATTGAGGTCTACGTCGAGCGAGTTCCACTCGATCTTGCCGCTCGTTGCGTCCACCGTGATCGGTGCCACGCCACCCTCGCCGATGGCGTTCTCAACGTCACCCAAGAAAAAGTGAACATCCTTGTTCGCGTCGATGTACCAATCCCACCCGATGAGCTTCGCGAGCGACTCAAGACACTTGGTCGGCTGCTGGTAATTGAACTTGATGGACGGAATAAGGAAGTTGCCCACCTGGACATGATTGGTGGTAAAGCCTTTGCTTGCGCAAAACGTCGTCACGAGGTTCACCACGATGTCGTGCGGGTCCTCCATGGCGTAGTTCTTCTTTACGAGCGTTCCGTCGAACAGATACCCCCAATCGGAAGCCGTGATCTGCCATGTGAGCATGAGGCCGGAGATTGTCGCTTCGACCTCCGTAACCGTGCCGCCAAAGATCATGCCGGAAGAATCAAACAGCTCAACGATATTGCCGACCTGCGGAACAGTCTTTGCGGGGAGTGTCTGGCCCGAGCCGATGCGGACGCTGAAGCGGAGCTGGGAGTTCTCTTTCGTAAGAACGGATGTACAGTCGATGGTTTTCCAGTCGATGCTCTTCGAAATGTCCGTTCCGTTGCAGGTTATCTTTACCGGATTCGCCATTGTTAGCGCGCGTAATTTTGTACCCGAATGTTCTGGACGATCGTCTTCGCGAGCATGTCCCCAATCTGCTTGATAGCGCTCTGGTCAGCGGGGAAGATACCGCCCTGGATATTCACGGTTATCTGGGTCCCGCCTGCTGGGCCGACGCCGGTGCCCATGCTCGAAAGCGGAATGACCGCCTCAGGTCCTGCCTCGCCGATCAGGGCAAGCGTAGGGGACGTGACAAAGCCTCCGTCCGCAAGCATCGGGATATTCGGAATGCTGAATCCGAGATTGATGGCCGGCGTCGAAAGTTTAGTGCCCGGGATCGAGATAGCGGGCAGGGATATGTGGAGAGCATCGAGTCCACTTATAAACGCGTTTATTACCGTGATCACATTGTCGATACCGCTCTTGACGGTGTTCTCGATCATGCCCCAAATGTTCGACAGAAAGTTGCTCATGTCCGTCCAGGCGGTATTCCAGACACCTTTCACGTCGTTGAGGGATGTCGTAAAGACGTTCTTGATGAAGTTCCAGGTGTTCGTAAAGAACCCTTTGATCACGGTCCAGATGGCCTGAACATCAGCGCTGAGTGCAGACCAATTGGCGATGATTACGGCTGCCAAGAGTGCGACAAGGCCTATAAGTATGGTGAACGGAGCGCCAATCGCGAGAATGATAAGGGTTACCGTTCCAAACGCGACAAGAATGGCTCCGATTGCCGTCAGGAGAATCCCAAGGACGCCGATGAAAATGAGAACGGTCTCGGTGAGTTGTTTGTGCTTCTGTGTCCAGCTATCCACGGCGTCGATGATCTTCACGATAACGCCGAGCAATTGTCCAAGCATCGGCAACTGGGTGGTGCCCATGTCGGAGAGCAGTTTATTGAAACTCGACATGGCGACGGCAAGTTGGCCGGAGAGCGTATCCGCGTATGCCTGTGCCTGCCCGTTGACGGCTCCTTGGACCGCTTGAAGCGCTGACATCCCGGAGAGCCCATCTTTGATCTGGATGCCGTACGTTGCGAGCGCGCGGCCTTGGCCGTTCATTGCCAAGATGACCTGGTTCGTCGCGGTGCCAAGGTCGATGTTCTTTGCACGTGCGAGGTCCATCGCCGCGGCATTCACCTGCATGGCTTCGCTCACGCTCTTCGTCGCCGTGAATGCCTGCATGAGGCTTTGGTTGCTGTCGGACAGTGAAAAGCCAAGAGAGACATTCGCGTCTGCTTGGCTCTCAAGCTTGGCCGTAACGTCATCGACTGATTCGCCGGCGAGCTGTTGCGAGTTCTGAAGGAGGTCGAGCTGTTGCTGATACTTCGCGATATTCAACGTATCGGTTGCAATCTTGGCTGCCGCCGCGTCGTGCGCTGCCGCCGACTTTATGACGCTTCCCGTGTGGGTATCAAGCGTCGCCTGAGCTCCTGCAATCGCTGCTTTGTAGCCATTGATCTTGTCCTGAAGGAACGTTACCTGCGTTGCGTAGGAAGTGGTCGCGGTACCTGCGCCAGCCATTGCATCGGTGACCGCCTGCCTGAGGCCGTCCTGCGATTCCTGAACGCCTGCAGCAGAATCCACAATACCGCCATATACGGCGGTGAGTGCAGCCCCGGCGAGTCCCACCTGGACGCCGGTGCTGATAGCGTCCTGGGCAACCTGCTTGAGGTTGTTCTGTGCGCCTTCAAGAGCTGCTGCCGATTCGTCAACCGCAGTGATAAGGATTTCTAGTACGGATTGCGATGCAGCCATGAAGCGGGTGGGTGATTATGAATTTAGGTAGCCTTTGGCGCTCTTTCTTAGCCGGGTACCCCAACGGTACCCCCAGTAGGCGGCATAGCCGAGTCCTGCGAAGAAGAGAATGATAAAAATTGTGATTGCAGTTGCCATGATAGTTAGATATGTGTTGGTTGCGACCTTTCGCTAACTATGCGTCGTTATGGGCAATTTGGCAAGCAAGCTACTTCTTGTTCCTGCGGTTCGATTCCTCCGTTTCCTCCTGAAGCATGTGGAGGATGACCGTCTTGAACCACGACGGCTGGGTCTGATACTCGTCCCATGTCCAGCCGTATTCTCGGCAAATGATGGCAGCTACTTGTTCGGGAAGAAGATCAGCACGCCCTAAGGCGAAGAACTCATGCCAACGCAGTTCCTCGCCGTCTAAAAATTTCCGTTGGCGAGATCCTGAACGTATTTGAGGATGAACGCGTACTCGCTGGCCGGAAGGTCCTGAAGGGCTTCGAACGGGTTCTCGGTGTTGCCGTCGAACGATATGAGGGCGCACCTTACGAGCGCGGCGTTTCGGTCGATACCAAGGACCATGGGAACGGATACTTTGGCGTCCGTCGATTCCCTGTCCTTGAAAAGCTCGCGGAGGATGCCGTCAACTTCGCGGGCGGTGAGATATTCCTTTATGACGGCGGTGTGCTTTCCCGGCGTCGTCAGTTCTTTGGTGGGTCGTTCCATGTGGTGAGGATTTGGTGATTTAGTAGCTTGCGACGGTATTGGTGACGACGATCTTGCCCATCGCGGAGTCCGCGATCTTGTATGTGGCTTTGAACTTGATCGTCTGGTAAACGAGGTCTTTGATCTTTATTGGGCGGGAGTATTCGGTGAAGTACACCTGGTTGAGGGTGATCGCAACCTCGGGGTTCGTGGTGCTGCCGATCGTGACATCGGTATTCTTGAGGTCGATGAGGATTGCCTGGGGAACGTTCGGGGTCGCGAGAGAAACGTTTTTGAAGTCCGTGAGGTTCTGGTAGATCGCTTCTAGCGTTCCCTCAATCTTGAATTCCTTGTTGAGGAAGTCGATCGGGGCAACGCTGCCGAGCACTTCATCGTCCTCGATACTGTCATCGATCGAAAGCTTTACCGACTTCAACTGGATGGCGGTCGCTCCGGAGAGTCCGGACACGGCTGTCGCGTACTTGAAGGTCATGTACTGCGGTAAGAAGCGATTCTCCGAGAGGATCGATGGGGTGAACGCCGACTGCGATACGCCTTTCTGGGCTTTGACAGAGAGCGAGAGTTCCGGGAACTTGCCGAGCTGCACGTCGAGGTCCGTCTTGTGAACGACGCCGAGCGCATGCGAGTAATCCGTACCCGAAAGCGGGTCGTGGATGAAGAGGGTGAGCGACTGGTGCTGTGCCGATTCCCCTACCGTGATCGTGTGGTCATAGACAACCGTCTCGCCTGCGTGGGTCGTGTTTGCTACGGCGCCGAACTGGGAAAGCAGCAAGAGCGGCAAGCTCTGGTCCGTAACGGGCACCTTGAGCGTGCCTTCGGCCCAGTTCTTCACGCGAAACTGCCCTACCGAATCCTCGATGATGCCATACGCCTCGTCCTGCGTAACGTTCGTAAACTTCTCCTCGATCGCCGCATCACTGAATGGAAGCCAGTACGAAGCGGATCCGATGGCTGTGCCACGCGATGACTCTTTTGCAATACCAATACTGAATAGCCTGCCGATTCCTTTTGCTGACATTGCTATTGTGCTTTAGTGATTTCTTTGGGGGCTTCGACCTTTTCAGGTGCCGGCTGTGCCAGCGGTTCCGGTGTCACCGGAGTTCTCAATTGCTTCCAAATTCCGAGCGCCTCCTCATAGGTGGAAGCAGTGACGGCCAAGGGTTTCCACAGCGGAACGCCGGGAAAGTGATACTCGTTCTTGATGCCGCTCACGGCCTTGAGCGTGACTTGTCCAGCCTCATCGGCTGCTGGGTCCATCATTTTGTTTTTGGGGGATTCACCGATCATCTGGTGCGATTTGTTGTTTTGGCTGCGGCAGGGACGAGCTGCGGGCTTCTCTTGCGTTCAGCATAGCAATTCGTCAAGCGGTGTCCATGTGCATACCTCATTGCTTTACTCCGGCAGGGACAATCGTCTTCGCCTTGATGGCCACGTAGAACGTCATATAGCTGATGTTGTTCGCGCTCACGATACCGGGTGGCTCTAGCACCGCTGGGAGCGTGGCACCGTTCGACGTTCCTTGAAGCGTGCAATCAAGGTCGAAGGCGTTCAATACCGCATCCATGAGGTCCTCGATATAGGTGGTGCCTCCTGCGGTCACGTGCTCCGGAGTGTCTGCGATCATGATGTACCAGGCATATTCACGGGTGTTTGTAGCGACATCCTCATACACGGAGGATGTGACGATCGGCGGAATCACGATGGCAACCGGCGTCTGGGAGATGTTTCGGTCAAGCGGATTGAGCCTTGTGAAGTCGTCCGAAATGACGCTGCCGAGCGTGCCAGCCGTAACAAGTGCCTCAAGGTCGGCGATGATGGCCGCTTTCATTTTTCCTGAGAAGTTCATCATGAGGTTTTGGCGGCAACTTGTTGATTTATCTTGTCTAACGCTCCGAGAAATAACGCGTCGATGTCCGGCTGGGCCGCTGCCATGATCCGTTCAAGAAACGGGTTTGCCTTCGTGCCGGGATGGTGGACCACAGGCCCGAATATCTGCCCAGTCTTTGTGTTCGCAAGGACGCGGGCGTTCTTGGCCGTGATGAGGTGGGGGGCGGTGCCGAATTCCACGTATGGAGCGTACGCTGCCTTCGGATACCACCGTGCCTGGAGGTCGCCGATGTCAAAGCCCCAGTTCTGCAACAGGTAGCCAGTGAGCACGGGAACGGTGGCCGATGTAGTGAATTTCGCAAGGATCGCCTGGGCTGCCACAATGGCGCTCTGGAGGGTCGGTCTTGTGATCTCTGGATATGAGGCGAGGGCCGCCTGGAGTTGCGGGAGCTTATTGATGGTGACTTGAAATGTGGCGCTTCGAGTATCAGCCATTAGAAATAGGTGCCGACGCGCGTGTACGACTGAATCACGGCTTTATCAATTGAATCGAGCTGGTCGCGCCATGCGTTCGTGGCGCCCTGGATGTTCTCCGAGGCTTTTCCGGCAAGCAACTGACGTTTGTAGAGGCGGATAACGATGTTCTCGCAGGTGTTCGTGAGATCTGCTGGAAGGCGATGCGTTGAGCCATTGCCCGCGCTCTGCCAATCCACGGGATACCCCGCGACATAAGTCACACGGAGCATGTTCGAATAGAGCCGCGGCATGACGCCGTAGACACGGATGATCCCCGATGCGCCCTGCTCCTCGATCTCGAACTGGTCCGGGATGAAGGGGGTCCACACCGGATTGCTCGGGGTACCGGCGCGCCACTGGAAACTCAAGAGGCCACTTGCCTCAAGGTAAACACCGGTCTGCGTCGTCCCTGCGACCTGGCTCAAGGTAATGGTTGTCGTGCCAACCGCCGTGATCGTCGTTCCGCTCGAAATGCCCACGCCCACGATCGGCATCCCGACCGCCAGGCCGGCCACTGTCGAGCAGTTCTCTACCGTCGCGGAATTGTTCGTAAGGTCGCCAGTGAGGAAGGCGTAGATGACGGGAGCGTTCCGAAGGACAAGACGGTCCTGCCGCTTGCCGTTTACGCTATAGACCTCGTTCGTATATTTCTTCTGCACAAAATGACCATCATTCGGGCTGCGCTCAAGTCCTGACTTGCCGCACGCGCGCTCGATATTGTCCGTGACGCTGTTGATGTAACGGGTAAGTATGGAATCAAAAGCAGTCTCGCCTCCAAGACCCAAGATGTCTTTGACGCGGCTTAGAGTGGTGAGTGCGTATGGATAAACTTGTTCGGCTTTTTGTGTCATTCAAATGGCGAGGAATCGTCCTCGCTTCATGGCCCCTACCTCACCGGAGAGGCCATGCGTGCGAAGACTCAAATACTAGGTATTTGAGACTGCCGATGTGATGGGGAGCTGCTGAGCATCTCCACCGAACACTATTTCGCCATAAGCGAGAATCGCAGGTGACGTTCCGCCGGTAAATGCCGGGGTCACGACCACGCGGAGGTATCGCTTCCGATTAAGACCGAGGCCTTCGATGCGTGCCGCGCCGGGCGCTGCAGCAGTCTGGAGGGCGCTAACCGTAAAGCCGATCACCGTACCAGTGTTATCGAGCGCATCAGCCCAGTTTGTGCTGCCATCAGCACTCTCCTGAACCTTCGCGACAAGAGAGGCTGCGGTCGGAGAACCGGAGGCCTGTGCTCCATAGACGTGGACCTTCGCGTTGTCATACCCGAGGGTATCGACGGAAAGACCAGTCGCGGGAGTGGAACCGGTGAAGCTCTGAGGAGCGACGCTTGTTGCGTTGCGAATGTTATCGTATGCGTTTATGTGCATTTGATAATTCTGTTTTTTGGCCCCTGCCTTCCTTCGACTTTAATCGGAAGGGACGAACCTTGCGGTTCGACGGGCGGTTTATACGATCCTCGGCCAGCTTGGCTCACACTGTGGAATCAGCATGAGCCGAAGCCGGATTAGGGACTAGGAAGCGGCGGTGTAAGCCACTACGAAGGCCTGAGGGAGTACCACCACGAATGCGTGGCGATGCTTGTAGACGATACCGCGCTGGTCGGAAAGAGCTACCTCTTTGCCGCCGAAGCTGCCGGATTCGAACTGGGCCACTCTCAAATCGCCCTTGTCGCCGAACGCGCACGCCTTCATGTTCCCGAAGATCAGGAACGGCGTGTTTGCCTGGGACACAGTTGATGTTGAAGGCAACCAACGGTTCGTGTAAACCGGGAAGCCAAGGATCGATCCTGCTGGCTTGATAGGTCCGCCAGTCGGGTCAATGTCAAGCGTTGCCGGGGACGCGAGTCCACCGAAGAGCAAGAGCGGTAAACCATCAGAACCGGTCTGCACGCGGAGCGATGCCCAGACGGTGCGGTGCATATAGAATGCGGCACCATCCAAGATCGACTCTTCGAGCTGACCGATCATGTTCGAAGCGTCGGAGATGACTCCGAACTTCGCATAGGTCGTGTTCGTTGCTGCCAAGGTGTACTTCTGGACGTTCGGCGTGTTCAAGATGCCAACGAAAGGACCCGGGGCCGTAGTGACGGTTCCACCGATGAATCCCTGTTGGTCAACCATGTTGGCGAGAGCTTCGCCAGCCATTGCCAAAAGCCAGTCAGCGAGCTGCACTGAGGCATCGGCCAAAAGGTCGTTGCCAACGGTGAATGCAAGCTGCCACTTTCTCGCAATGAGAACTGCCTGTCCGAAGGTGAGGCCGGTAACGGTGCCAGGAAGGTCAACGCCAACGTAGGAACCGGTGAGGAATGAACCGGTGTAATTAGGGATTCCCAATTCATCGGTCTTCATCGGCCATTGCTGGCACTGCTTCATGATCGTTCCGACGGAAGCGGCGATACGCAAAATTGCGCTCGCTACCTCTGCCTCGACCAAATAGCCTCCACGGTTGTCCTGCTCGCCGATGAGTGCTTCGTTGGCTTTCACCTTCAAAGCGCCTTCGCGGTCGCCACGGAATACGGACTGAACCTGTTTTGCAAAAGCTTTCTTCTGCTCATCACCCAAGCCGGAAACATCCCGGCCACGGACGAAACGTTCGATCTGCATCCGCTCGACTTCTTTGCGCGCTGCCTTTACGGAAGACTCATCGATCGTAGGAAGGAGAGTCTGCTCCATAAAGTCGTTGAAACTCTTTTTGACGGTGTCTTGGACAGCAGTCAATAAGACTTCATTTTTATCCATGCTAAAAACTTGTAGGTTGTGGTCTAGCGGCGATCCGGATACTTCTCTCGCAAGACTTTTTTCATCTCAACGAGTCCATCACCGGAGGCCTTGTAGACCGCCTTCAGTAACTTGCGTGTGAGCATGAACGATTCGAACTCGGTAAGAGTTTTTTCGTCCGTGACCACCGTGGCTACTGGAGGACTCGACCTTTGTTTCGGGGCAACCTCCTTTGCAGTAGGCTGTTCCGTCCCCTTGTCTTCCTGTGGGGAACCCGTAAGTTCCTTGAGGCTGGCAATTGCATCGTTGGTGGTAGACTCGCGCTCTGGGAGAGCTTCGAGGGTCGTGATTACCGTGGCAATCTTCTCTTTGATCGCAGCCGGTAAGGTCGGTAGGGATTTTCCAATGAAAGCGGAAACGAAGCTCTTCTCTTTGCCGCCCTTCATCAGGACCACGGCTTCGTCGAGCAGCTTTTCTAGGTCGTCAACTCCTACGCTTTCGTCCATATAGGCGCTTGTGAAGGCGTAAAAGATCTCGCAAATGGTGTTTAGCTTGGCGTACTTAGCCTCAAATATCTGGTCCTCCTGAAGCTCCTCCGCAACCTGGCCTTTAGCCTTGAGGGCTTTCTCCTCGGCGGTCTCGCCCTCGCCCATCTCAGCTTTTACGAGATCACGCTGGGCATTCTCGTGTCGTCCAAGCTCGGCTGCGGACTTCGCGGTGAAATTATCGATCGCCTTGGTGCGGTCTTCGTCGGTGCCATCGGCAAGCGCGGACTTGAATTCGTCAATTGCCTTGTCCATGCATTTCACGTGCTCAACGTGTTCGCCCTGCATGGCAGACTTGAACTCGTCGATGGACTTCTTCTGGTCCTCAAGCTCGTAGTTGTCGTCAATCGCCTTCATGGTCTTATCGAGATGCTCGGCATGCTCGTCGTCGATGGACTTCTCGAACTCATCAATGGACTTGGTAGTGTCGTCGGCATAGTCCGAGATGCTCTTGGCAATCGCTTCTCCGTGCCGGGTACTTTCTGTTTTGAGTGATTTGTTGAGTTCTTCGTTCATGTTCGTCGTGGTGTCTTCCTGCGCTTTGCTTTCTGAAGGTTGGCATATAAGAGTGCCGGGATTGTCGTCGTCTTCCGCAAGTGTTCCGGCCGTTCCGTCTTCAAGCGTGCACGCGTCGCCGACCTGTTCTGCCTTGGCGGTCTTTTCTTCGTAGAAAAAGCCTTTGGTCACAAGGTCACGGGTCGAAACCCCAAGGGTGCTCACCTGGCGCATGGATAGTGCATTGCGGCCTGCCGGAACCGGACAAAAGCTCATTTCGAGCAATTCACGGCTGCCGTCGTCATTCTGGATATAGCCGGGGGATACGGCGCGGAGGATCTTCAGTTGGTAGAGGGCACATGCCATGTCGGCATCTGGATTCACGCCTTCCGGCGCGAACTTGCCGATCGCTACCGTCTTCTCGCCCTGGATCTGGATGTCAGTGACGATGCCGATGGGAAAACTCTGGTAGTCGTGAGCCCAGAGAACGACGGGATTGAGGTCATAGTATTTGAAGTCCCACGTTGACTGGTCAAGAGAATCTCCCTGGCGGTCTTCGTCGGACGTGCTCATCACAACTTCAAAACTCCGGTCGTCGCCGGATGCCTTTACCTTGTCTACGAAGTCGGCGGTCGCCTGGTCCTGGAGCTTCGCCTTCAGGTCTTTCGCGAGATCGTCCGAAAAGATTTTCAGTGCTTCATGGTTCATTTGCTCCGTGGGGATTGAGCTGATACCTCATCGCTCTTGCCTTCAGTGTAGCTATTGGGCTGCTTTTTGCTATGTGCATAACTGGCGCGGTTTCTCTTCCAGTTCTCGGTTGCCTTGCGCTGTTTACAACAGATGCACCGAGGATGGAGAACACCGGTCTTTCGTCGAATGAGAAGCCCGCAGCCGGAGCACTTGACTATCTCGTATGCAGTGGATTTCTTTCGTTCTGGCATCGTCGTTAGTTGTTTGTTACCGGGAGCGCCGGAATGACGACGATCTGGATGCCGGACCACGTGAGTGTTTCGCTCGAACTCCATGTTGCCGTGATCGAAGCAACGAACTTGCCGGTGGCGGCGAAGTCCGTGGAAGCCGGGGTGAAGTGGCAGGTGCCTGCTGTCGGGCTATCAATCGCCATCGTGCCGCCGAGTGTGATGAGCGTCTGGGACGGGTCCTGGGCTGACTGCAACTTGAGAGTGAGAGAGGAGCCGGTAAGGTCTACGGCATTGCCGTTGCCGTCCTCAAGCGTGAAGGGCATCTCATAGCCGTAATCGTTCTGCACTACTTGGATCGGTTGGATCATAGTTCGAGTGTGAGGGCTTTGAATTTCAGCATGAGTGCGACGCCCATGCCGTACGTGTTCCGGATAACAACCATGGCCATCTTGACGAACGGGGCTGAAAAGGACCTCCGCTCCGACCCATAGGCATTCGTTCCGTATCCTGAGAAGCCGTACATATCGTTATAGGTGGAGTCCGATATTCGGCGCACCACCACCTGCTCCAGTGTAGGGAATGGTCCATGTTGCGGCGGGGACGGTGGTCGTTGCTGGCAACACTCCTCCCGCGGATACGGTTCCGACGGCGCTTATCCAGCCAGCGAACCAGAACGAGTTTGAGATAGCAAACTTGGCCGTTGTGCTGTTTCCCGTAAGACCAATGAGGTAGATGCCAGGCTGAAGAACGGTGGTTCCTTGTGTCGAAGATACGTTCAGCGTTCCGGCAGTGGCGTTCAGCGCGATTGCCCCTGTGCTGATTATTTTCGTGGCAGTCGTCGCGTTGATCGCGGGCATGAAATATAACCCCATGTCGTATTTATCGGTCGTCGAAGCGTCGGCGGTGGTCGTAAACAGGAGCAGCGCATTCGCTTGGGTCGGGTGTTCGATTTGGACGGGACCCCAAAGTCTTGTGGAATTTGTGACAGAGCTTGTGGAGTTCAGGTTCGAATTGTATCCCTGAAATGGTTGCCAGAATGTCGAGTAGGTATCGCACGTCCCTGCGGTTGCGATACCGCCTGAATGGGTGGAAGAAACATAGGCAAGTGCCTGAGCGCAGGTCGTCGATACACCTACGTTCGCTCCTTGTGCGAAGCCCGATGTTGAGCTGACAAGTCCCGTTGCCCCAAGGGTCCCCGTTACGGTCGTAGAGCCAAGTTGGGCGGTCGTTGAAACATTCAATGTCGCTGCCGAGATGTTACCGGTACTTGTCGTGTTTCCGAGCGCCGAAAACGTGTAGCCAAGGGATTGTGAGAGCACGGGTGCTGCGTCTGAGCGCATGAAGGTCGAAGCAGAGCCGTTCTGGGTAGACGTTGAAATGGTCGCGGACGGGTTCGCTCCTGAGGGGATTGCCGCAGTATCGCAGGTAGGGCATGAGAGCGTGGAACTCTGGGTGTCCGTTGCGATAGTGAGTGGGCCTGTGACGTTTATCTTGTATGTCCCCGTCGCGCCATTCACTGAAGTCACATAGGTGGTTGGGATGGTGGTCGAGGGCGCGTAGCTCGTACAACTCGGCGTCCCGCTCGCTGAAAGTCCGGTAAAGGCTGAACCCGCCGCGCACGATGTCGCGGTATAGTTTGCGACGCTTCCCGAGGCATTCGTGACAAGAATCGTCGAAGTGTTGGCCGTGAATATCGTCGATGAGTTGAAGGTCGCTGTTGCGTTGAAGTTGGTGCTGCTATTGAATGTCTGGGTTGCGCCAAACGTGTAAGCGGTGGTGGTTGAGAACGAAGTGCCTGTCGAGGTCACATAGCCGAACGTGTCGGTGTAAGACTTCAGGGTCGAGGTCGTTACCTTGATGAGGGTGCCCGTCGAATTCGTTCCGACAAAAGGCGATGAGGTTACGTTCTCATCGGTGATGTCTCCATTCACGTCTAAACGCGTGGAAGGAGTTTGTGTGCCAACGCCGATGTACGGATTCAGGGTACTTGTGGTCACTGCTGGAGCGGGAGAAAACGCCGCCATGATCGAAGCAAAATTGTCGCTCGAAGCGGTGAAGGTCATGGCTTGCGTTCCTGGAGGGGTTTTAGCGCCATTCGTGTCATAGGTCTGGAACGTGCCATTGGACTGCCGGAGAGTGGAACTTGCGCCCGCAACTGCCGTATTGACTGCCGTTCGTCCGATAAGGATTGACCAGTCGTTATCGGTGTTTGTCGTGAGGCTCGTCGTGAGGCTCGTACCGGATGTTACATTCGCGCTACTGGTCGCATCCATGACGACGCTCTGCTTCACTCCGAAGAACGACTCCACCACTGTCGCAATGAGGTTGTTGTCGCTCGCCGTCACGACGTAGTTATTGGTTCCCGTTGCGGGATTCGCCAGGGCAAAGAGATACTCGTAGCGATCTCCGGCGTTTAGATTTCTCCCAATAAGAGTCATGGGGACTCCGGCATACGTTACGCCCGTTATGTTGCTGACTGAAATTTGCCCCAGGACACCGATAAAAAGCATTCTGTTGGTGCTCGTCCCAACGGTATAGGCTGCGGTAAGGGTGCTGGTCGCGCCACCGTTATATGAACCCCCTGATGTGTTGTCTAGTGTTATGGTGCTCGTGGCCGTGAGAATCGTTGTCGTGGCGTTCGGCAGTTCATAAATATTCGAGTTCGTGACCGCATTTGATGAACTGGCGAAAGGAACATAGCCCGCCGAGAACGGGGTCGTCGTTGCAAGACTCGCTGATGAGGTCGCGAAGGGGTTGCCATTTGCATCCGTAGGGGTCACATAGAAGACCGTCGGGCCGTCAAATGTCGAAGTCACGTTATAAGTTTGAACTCCACCACCAAAGGGTTTCGTATTATAGAGATATTTTGCACCTACTCCGTCATAGAGGTCGCTCGCTTGGGTGTTCCCAGCACTATAGATCGTGCTAGACGTGGTTGCGAAACTCGCTACTGCCGTCCATGCGCCAAAACCGTTCTGGCCGTCATTCGCCACTTCGTTGTTGGTGAAAACGAGATGGCCGTTGAGGTTGCCTACTATCTGGTTCATGACATACGTCCCCGCGTCGCTCTGTATCTTGTCCTTATCCAAGACGAGGGTATCGTTCATGTACGGGTTGCCCGAGTTCATCGTGAAATAGTCGTAGTAAGGGATCGAGCCGTTCCATGCCGCCGGATTCTCAACGTTGCAATTAGAAAAGGCGACGTAGTTTCCCTGCCCTCCGTATTGATCTATGAACGCCTGAGCGTCATCAAGGCTGCACCCATCAAAAACGACATTCGTCTCGCCCGATGTCTGAATATGAACGCCATTCGCGGCGGGCTGCGCGTCGGCAAGCAAGCTTACACCGCCAACCACAATTGTTTCTCCGGTGTTCGAGCTGCCATTGATCCAAAGAAGGTCGCCGCCCGATACGTTGAAGTTCGAGACGCTGTGATCCATGAACCAGAGATAGGTGTTATCTAGCACCTTGATGTTGTGGTAGAAGTGCGTGACAAGCGAGTCGTGTAGTCCGCCTCCTTCCGCGCCTTGGCTTCCACCCCAGCATGTTCCGAGCGATTGGCCGCTATTCGGACCATTCAAATAGATCCCATCCATACCCCAGCCGGTCTGCTTTGCGTTGCCGATGTCAAACGTCCACGCGCACTGGCCTGTGGTAGAAAAACTGGAATTGATTGCTGTCGCGCCACCCGCAACTCCCTTTATCAGGATGTACTTGTTTGCGATATTGAATGATGTGCTGGCCGCGCTTGGATAGCTTGTGCCTGCTAGATCGATCTCAACACTGCCCGGAGCGTTCGTGTAGAGGTAATGGAGACAGAGCGTAACGTCCGTGATGCTTGAATTTCCCGGGCAGCCATTTGCAGCAAGCGATGATGATGCCGGAATCTGATACTTCGTATTGAAGTCTGAAATATAGGTGCTTGAACCGTCGCCATAGATCGTCGAGGTCACTGCCCCACCGACGATTAGCGGAGACCCGAGAGAGACGACGGTGCCGGTCGCTACGCCACTACTTGTCGAGGTGGTGATGCACGTTGGGCATGAGATCGTACTCGTCGATGACCACACGATAGGCGAAAGCGCCGTTACAGAGGCATTTGTGAGGCCGCCAAAGTTATTGGTTGATGTCGTGATATACCCAGAGCCGTTCGTGAGCTGGTTGTTGTTCGTCGGAATCGTTGTAGATGGCGCGTAGGTAATTGTTCCCGTTGCGCCATTGAAGGACGTGACGCCGGTGTTCGTAAAGGTCGTCGTCGAGTTTGACGCTCCGGCAACCGTGGTCACGTTCAACCCGGTTCCTGCGCTGAATGTCTGGCTGGTGCTCGATGCTCCGTTGATCGTCGTGATTGCTTTTGAAAGAGGAGTAAAGCCGAGTGCCGTCGTCACATCAGCGGACGTGAGCGTTACCGCGCCGGTACGCGTATTGAATGATGAAACAAACGCCGTCGATGAAGCGAGGAAATCCGTCGTGTTCGTGTTCTGCCAGGTGCCCGCCCAGTTGCCGTTCGCATTCGCCACATACACGGTGGATGATGGCAAGAAATCCGAGAAGTTGTACTGCGATGCCGATTTCAGGTTGAGCGAAGAACTCGATACGCTGAACTGGCCAGTAGAACTGTTGTAGGTGGCGAGTCCGATGGCCGAAAGCGAGTTGAGCACGCTCTGAATGGTCGTGGTCGCGTACCCTTTCGGGTTGAGGAACGAGAACGTGATGCCAGTGCCCGTCGCATTCGATACGCCAATGTCGGCTGACGACGCAAGTGAGAGGACACCGATGTTCTGTACGGTGTATCCGTTCGTACCGGATGCCGTGATGAGGATGTAGGGTCCGGCAAAGAGCGAAGTGCCTGGGGTCGTTGGCACAGTGATCGCGACGCCTCCCGATGAGGTCGCTACGCTGCACCCACTTGAACATTGAAGATAAGCTGGCGTGTAAGTCCCGCCTGAGTTGCCGATCAGCACCATGCCAGCGCTCGGAACGGTCGCTGTTCCTGTGCCTCCGAGGGCCGGTGGGTACGGTGCCGCTAACGCCGTTCCTGTTTGACCGAGAAGTCCTAATGCGATGAGCGAACCGACGAGCCAACGTGCTTTCTTCATGTAATGGTGATTGTGTTTATTGATATTGCGCGACGTGAGGTTGGCCTGCAAGGCTCGCGTCCGGTGCTGTTATGTAAGTAAGTGTGCCACCTAGGATGGTGTAGTCAATACCTTCCTCCTGCGGCTGGCGGTCGAGGCGGAGTTGGACGGATGCCGGATCGAACGGAACGGGGGAAATGGTAAATACCCTGTTCACGCCGTCGATCGTTCCCTGTACCGCGACGTACTGCCACGGCTTCTGGAGATTGGCCTGGATGTCGGCGATCATCTTTGCCGTGAGCGCCAGGATCAGCGAATAAGACTTGCCGGGTGTGTTCTTCGTGGATGCCGCGGTTCCTTCCTGGGCAGTCCTGGACGAGCCGCTATGCACAAGCGTGAGCACGTTGCCGCTGATGCCGCTCGCTGCCACGCGGACGATCTCCACGTTCGGGTCAAGTTCCGGTGACGCGTAGTCGGTAGAGTTCCACCATACGAGGTTGAACCCACCTGCAGATGGGAGAAGCGAGCCTCCTGAGACGAGCGTTATGAGGTACGCGTTCTGGTCGTATCCCCCTGAAACGGTGAGCTTTATGAAGTTTGCGACGGGATCTAATGTTGCCATGCTGGTGCTAGTTGATGCTCACGTCTTCGGGACGTGCTACGCAGTAACAGTTCGGGTGCAAAGGCGGCGCGCCAACGTCGCCGTAGTCGGCGGTCATCGTTGCGTCATCGGCGGCGCTTAGAGTCGCCCCGCTGTCGAGGAAGTTGCTGTCGATCGATATGACGGTACCATCGAGCGCTTTGCAGAACGGGCATGGCTCACCGGATGCGGTGTACCACTTGATGGTCTGCACAACGCCCGATTGTTTCCACGTCTCTTTGAGCGATGCGTTCGTCGTTCGGAATGCTTCCGTCTTCGCGATGCGCTCGGCTCCGTAGTCGTCTGCCGCGCCGTAAACCTCGCTTACCGCGCTCGTGATGTCTGCAAGACTCTGCCCCTCGGCGAGCCCCTGGTTGATCGCCTTCTCAAGCTGTCCTAAGACGGTCGTCTGGTAGCTCGTTGCCATCTTGGCGATGGATTCGTGTAATGCCTTCGCGGCGTTCGCGTCCGAGAGGGGGTTCAGGTCTGCGATGCCAAGCTCCGATGCGGCGGTCTTCCCTTCTGACTCGTAGAGCGATTCCATGATCGGGGTCATGGCGTCGGTCGTGATGCCGATCCATTTCTCGATGTCAAAGAGCTTGGTCGGGTCGATGGCCTTCCCAATGACGGATGGCAGGTTGTCAGACACTTCCTTGTACTGCTCGGCGTTGATGCGCCGTACGGTCTCAGCGATCTCTTTCTCGGCCTCAACCGTGCGCTCTGTCGCGGCCTTATGCGCGGCCTCGTCCATCGCTTTCGTAGAGAACTTGCGGGTCGGATGGTCGAGCGCGTCCTTGACGGCATTGGCAACCTTCTCTGCCAGGCTCTCGGACATCTGCTTCCGATACTTGGCTCGCTTCTGGAGCTTCGTACGTGCTGGCCGGAACGCTACTCGCTGTCCGTTGGCCGCCTTCTCGACGCGCTGAGCCGACTTTCCGCTGCGGTCTGCTTCCGGGGTAACATCGCCATCGCCTACCGGCTCTCCCGACGGTGCCATCGAGGTCGGACTCATGAGCACATCGCCGCCGTCCACCGGCCCTAAGCCCATGAACTCGTCGCGTGCTTCATTCACAGTCAGTACCGGCTGGCTCGCTACAGAGGTCTGCATCTCCGTCGTTCTCGCTGCCCTGTCTTCCGGCACTGGATCGATGAAAGTGATGTAGAGATCGTCGCCGTAGCGAGGAACGAGCTTCTCATTGAGGAAGCTGCAAATGAGGATCATGCGCGGCTTGATGACGCGCTTAGAGAACACATAGTCAGCTGTCTCTGCGGTCGCGCGGTTCGTGTCCGACTCTGCCGTGCCGAGGATCGTCTTCGAAACGCCGAACATCGCAAGGATGCGGTCACGCGAATCGAGCGAGAGATTGCGGAAGTCCATGTCCTTCGGGTTCGAGCCGATGCCGGTCCACTTCACACCCTTCGGCAGGACGAGGATATTGTTCATGTTGTCCACGCCTTGGTGCGAGGACGTAAAGCCGATCTTGAGCGATTCAACCTGCGATTCTGCTACGAACTCTGTTTCAAGCACTCCTGCCGGCCTTGCGCCGTTCTGGAAGAACTTGCGATTGAACTCCTGGGCGTAGTTGTCGTTGTCGATATAGTCCGCTGCCGCCTGTACGACACCGAGGCCATTGAACGGGTCCGATGCATTGGGCAACCGGAAGTGGAGGATCTGGTATGGTTCAAACTTTATGGTCTTGGTTTCAAGCTTCAGCTCATACCCTTTAACCTGGTACGGGAACAACGACGTGTCGATCACGGTCTTCACAATCGACGGGTCGAGCGGATAGATCGCGGTTGGTTCGTCCGTATCGTTCTTCACGCCATCCAAATACCAATACGCGTTGCCGGTAAGGTCGAGGTGGGCCGAAAGCAAATACTTTAGCTCCGGTCCGGTCATGTCCGGGTTCACGCCGTCGAGCAAATCCAAAAGGTCGTGTTCGGTCTGTTCCCTGTCGTCTTTGCCATCCACCTGGAAGAGACGCCAGTCGATGTTCATGATGTCGCGAGCAATCGCGTTCACGGATGCGAACACAAAGCCCCGGTTGTTCGCCATGGCCTTGCCCGCATCGATGCCTGTCGAGCTGCTCGGGCGATTGATCGCCATCGGGTTCGAGTCACTGCCGAACTCGCCGAACTTCCCGCCTACAGCCTTGCGGAGGCCGTAGATGTCGAACGTGATGTTCTGACCCTGCGAGTAGAGTTCTGGGATGATTCGTGCGGCAACCTTGCCAACCTGGCGCGCTATCCAGCTCGGTTTGTTCTTGGCGGTAAGAGATGTGGGGATGAAGCGGTTTTCAGCCATTACTACGCGGCGATTATTTTCCCGTCCTTCACAAGGAAGACGACTGCTTCCTCCTGCTCACGCGCTTTCGTAGCGATGCCTCTGCCGCGCGAGTATTCGCAGCCGATCGGCGATTCGATGGTGAGCGGCTCAAGCGAGACGATCTTGTGCGTCTTCGTTGTCGCGAGCGGCATGTTGCAATGCGGACAGTTCAGGATCACGGCGTCGTACTCGGGCCATTGCAACTCGATGTACTGATTCACTTTCCATTTCTCGCCAAAGAAATGCCAAAGGATGCGCTTGAAGAAATTGCTAGGAGGGGTAATTGGCACGTGTTCAAGACGGCGTATTGGTTCGCGCTTCGGGATGAACGCGAAATCGCCCGGTGCGTTGAGATCGCCGGAACTGGGCACACGACGGACTTCAAAGGCTTGGAGCGATTGCATTGAAGGGGATTACTCAAACTCTAGCAAATGGGCAGACGTCGTAAAGGGGATAACAAGAGAGCGCTAGGGTATAGTTGCAATCATTCAGGTTTCAGGGAAAGGCAGGGAATGGCAACATGGACGTCGATACGATCGTAACAAGGCTTTTCAACGCGCTCCGTTATGGGAGGGGGGTTGTCCGCATTGCGGCTGTCATGTCGATCGTCGCTGGATTGCTTGCTTGTTGTTTTTTCATAATGCGAGTGGTGTTGGGCGGCCCCAAAGACCTCCTAATCGCACAATTCATGGGAGGTCTGGCCGCCCTACTCGCCGTAGGTACTAGCACGCTTCAAAGAGCAGAAGAAATTGATCGAGAACGCAAGAAGATTGAGGTTGCTGAGAAAAGAGTCGAAGCGGAACCTGATAAGCCGCAGCTTGCTTGGGAACTTGCACAGGTCAGGCTAGAAAGTTACCTCACGCGGAATCTGGCACAGGTAAAATCCATTTACTTGTTGACGGTAATAGTGATGTTCGTCGGATTTTCGTTGATTGGCGTGGGCTCCTATTACGCGTTTCATGATGACAAGAAGTTTCATGCGTCAGTATTGAGTGCTGTCTCTGGCGTAATTGTCAGCTTCATCGGTGGAACATTCCTCGTCCTCTACAAAGCCACGATGGCACAAGCAAAGGAATATGTAACGATTCTCGAACGCATCAATGCTGTTGGTATGAGCGTACAGATATTGGAATCTCTAGGCGATGACCCGAAACTGAAACGTGAATCAATGGCCGAAATCGCAAAGCAACTTCTTCACATGTACTCCACAAATGTTCCTGGAACAGAGCGTAAGTCTAAGAAACGTGCAGACAAAGCGCCGACACAGTAGCCGAATGTAAGGAGCGCCTTAATGGACTTCGTAACCGCGTGGAAAGCATCGTCGATCGTGCTGACGGGTGCGTTCGGTGTTCTCGGCCTCGTGACAGAATTCAAAGAGAAGCAAACGGGAAAGGTCACTAAATGGGGATACATATCACTCGGAGGCATTTTGATTTCGACATCGTGCGGCTTCGTAGCTCAGCTAAGGGAGTCAGCCAACGATGCTAAAAGGCATTAGTACTAGCGCAGAAATCGGACGAAACTCTAACTGAAATACAAAAAGCTCTTTCGCCTTTGTCCAGTCCTGTGGTGTGGGTGAAATTTAGCGAAGACTGCGATGATCCGAGCTGGCATCACGGTCCTATTTGCACAGATCCAAACGCAAAAAGTGTTAGAAGTGACTACGTATTTCAGTTAGAGTTCTTCAAGGACTTAAAGGACACCGAAAATTCCATAGAGTTTATGGTTAAGGGCAGTACTACTCTCGAAAACGCAGGTACCAGCGTCGAGCTTGAGATGTGTAATGGAAAATCAACGATCATGCGCAATAGCCTACACGTCAGGAGTGTTGTCGATCTGATTGGCACCCCGGCAATTGTCACGGTGTTTACCAAGGGTGTCCCGCTAAAGCCAGATTTCATCTTTTTGACCTTTCCAAACGGTGAGTATCTAAAAGATGTAGGTATCATGCCCATCTCTAGAATGGATCAGACAGGTCAAAAGTATTCAGTGACATTCAAGAGAACAGACACAGACCACCGCGATTATTAAATTTCGATCCAATGTATCTTCGGCAACTCCAAACCCTGCTGCGCCAAACCCTGAAGCAAATACACAAGAGCATCATTCAAGTCGTCATGCGACTCCACCCCGAGATTGAATATCTGACCCAATAGCTCCTCGCACCCGCTCCGTGGGAATAGCACCGTGCCGTTCTTGATGTACGGCGCTACAACCTGCAACCGCGCGCGCTTGTCGCCTTGCGGCTTCATCGGCACGACGGGAATCATCATACGCTCCATCTCCTGGATGGCCGCTTTCTGGTACGCCACGTCCTCCACGAAAAAGATGTTCGCGCCTTTCAGCTCGCCTGGGATGTCCCGGACCTTCTGCAGGAAGTTGTGGAAGGTTACGTGCTCGTTGTACGGGTTCTGGTTGATGTATATCTTCGGCGAACCTTCCTCGTAGTACACCTCTCCGCTCACGATCGCCGTATAGTCCGCGTTCTCCTTTTGCGAGATGGCAAGATCGATGCCGTGTCCCTTCATGGCGGCTAGCTGGCCGGTCGGCTTTTCGTCGTAATAGTGAATGTCCTCCGGCGTGATGATCTGGTCTTCGTCTGCCACGATCTTGAGGAGCATCTCGCGCTGCCACGGCACGGCGCCCATATCCCGCTCGCGGTCCTTGAGCGACTGCTCCGTCGGATACATTGCCGGCCATGTGCAGACACCCTTGTCGTCAATGAGCGGGAACTCAAGACATTTGAAGCCGGTACCTGGCGCTTTGAGACGCGAAAGCAAGGCATCCATGTGGAGCAGGTTTCCAATGACAACCAGCTTGCCCTTGCGGGCGTCGAGTCCTGGCATGACCTCGGAATGAAGCCAGCGATCGGTCTTGTCGCGGTTCTCTTTCGTGCGCACCCATTCGCCGTCTTCCGGGTCGTCTACGACCACGAGCTTTGGCCTGTGCTGCAGGTGGCGAAGCCCGCGTACCTTCTGGCCGCGTGATCGCGCAAGGATGCGAACGCCGTTCGAGAGCACTATGTTCTGCTTCTGCCATTCCTCGCCTTCGCCCTTGAGCGCGAAGTCTTCGATCACTTTGCCCGTGATCTCGCCATAGTCTTGCTTGATGAGGTTGTTCGTTTCAAGCTCGTGCTTGATGGCGGAGATATTAAGTGTGGCCTGTCTGGCAGAGTCGGCAATCAGGATAATGAACGGGAACTTGTCGGGGTATTCGAGCGCAGCCCATAGCGGAAGGGCCAAGCTGCCGAACGTACTCTTGCCGGATCCGCGAAAGCCGATGATGAGCAGACGGCGGAGGTCGTCGCTCTCTAGCGAATGGATGAGTTCTGGATGGAAGAGTGCGGGCGGATCGGTGAAATAGCCGGACAGGTAGACCAACGAAAAGCCGAGGAGATGTTGCCTCGTCTGTTTGCGTGCCTCATAGGTGTCAAAGGCGAAGCTATTCGGTTCCGGTGGTTGTGGGTGTTGCATCCTCCGGAGGGGCGGGTAAGAGTTTCCAGTTTTCGAACACGGCGGTTATTGCCTGCTTCTTCTCATCGGGGAGCGGGGTGTTGCGAATCACTGCGTCGAGCGTGCCAAGCTTCCGGTCGAACACGCCGGCATCGAACAGTTTCTCGAACACGGCGTTGTGCGATTCGCGTATCTCACGCAATGCCGCTACACGGTCCTGCTTGCGCGCAAAGGGGTCTGTTGCAATGCTCCAGGCTACACGCACGACCTCGGTCATCGTGTCCTCGAATGCGGCAAGGGCGAAGTTCAAGGTCTGGCGGTCGGCACGCTTGATGCGCTCGCGCAGCACCTTACCAACGAGTTTTGAGAGATACTCCCGGTCCAAGATGATGCCTTCGACCCTGAGCTTCTCTAGTAGCTGGACGTGCGTCGCCTGGTGGTCAACGGAAAGAAGCGCACGGATGCGCGCTTTGTAGAAGTCTTGCCTGTCCTTTGCGACGAGTGGCATAGTGGAGCGGGTATTTGTGGGCTTTCCTAAACTCTACCGCCGATTGCCGGTATTGAAAAGACGACACTACTCTGCGCTATTCGTGCTGTACTCTTTGCAAATGATGTTTATACGTCGAATTGCAGAACGGATGTTCCCATGCGGCGTTATCTCCGCTTCCCGAGCCATTGTCTTTTCGATCAACAATGTGGCCCAACTGCATGGATTTGTTATCGAGACGCGCTCCACAAAGGTCACACTTAATTGCCTGCTCAAGAGCATTGGAAATGAAAGCCCAGCTCTTTAGCTCGCCGGAAAACTCCTTCGACTTAGTCGTCTTGACGGGGGGATCTTTGACAAGGGTCCTATATGTCGAATGATTGCGTAGGTCATCTAAGACTTGCTCGGCTGCCTTTCCCTCAGCAAATGCATTCATCACAAACAAAAGATAATCTTTTTGTTGGCGGTAGCCCTTTGCCATACTGCCATGTCGCACGGTGAGTTGGTTGACGAACGGCTTGTTGTCTACCAAAAACTGCTCAAATGGTGCGCGTACACGAGTGAACTCGTTAAAGCCATCGTTGGTATCGAGTTCCATGAGAAGCGCTCCCATGGCAAGCACCGAAGTAGGCTGATGACGTGCACTCAGGGAATAAAAATAGATAGCGGGCAAGAGGCCTAAAGAGGAAGCGTGGGTGCCCGTCATTCTCTTCGCAAGCTTGTCGGCATTGCGCATTGCGGTTAGCGTAGCCTCCTCATTGGGAACTACCTTTTCAACAGGCTTAACATCCCTGACTTTCGAAGCATCTATGACGGGCAGCTTGTTCGCAATATTCACGAAGTCAAAGATCAGGGGAAGCGTTTGGGACCCGTATCCGTGGCCCGCGATCGGCAGCTCATTCGTTTTGATAGGCGGATCTAAAGGCGGACTGTACAGAGCCTTGTAGATTCCTTTCGCAAGCCCTTCGAGTTCCTTCTGCCCTTCTGCGGAAAAGTCCTTCCAATACTTGTGGCCGGTAGCATTCCGGACAATGGCACGTGACGTGATGGCCTCGGGCCTGAAACGAGCATTCAATATTTTGAGCTCGGTCGGATCGATTTGCACTGCGGCCCTATTGATCGTAAGAAACGCACGCTCGGCTTTCGTAGAGTCCTGTCCTTTGATCCACAGCAATGGGATGCTGCTGTGAGCTAACGCGCGCACCTTATCGGTCAACGTCGGATTGGAGCCCGGATTCTGTGACTCAGCGCGAAAGTCTTTCCATGGCCCAATGGTCTTGTTGACCATAAGGCGGGTTTTGTCGGCTATTCGACGCTGCTCTTCCGGGATGTTGTTGTTATAAAACTTGATGGAATCGTCCCCGTCGCCGTAATCGTCCAGCAGCCACGCGATAATGGCACTCAGGCGATGTGCGCCGTCGATAACGAAAGTCAGGCGCGCGGGTGATTGCCAGCATATGACGGAGGGAATCAGATCACCCTCGATGAATGCCTTGATGAAATCCCTAACGGCTTCAGGAGTCCATGCCGCAGTCTCGCGTTGGAAGTCAGGCTTGCGAAGGGTTAGATAGAAGTTTTCGCCCTTTGTGAGATCGGTCCGGCTGGCCTCGCTCTTCCCTGCTGAACCTGCGTCAATGCCTGCCGATGCCAGAAAGTCTTCACGAGTAATTAGAGCGTCAAGATTGACGACTTGTGCCATTCAACGATCCCTTTCTAGTTTGGGTAAGAAAAACAATTCTACGCCTACGAGGTTTCTTGCGGCGGCACGTGAACCAAACTATGAAAAAGAAGGTAGCCGGGAAGTTCCATTTGCCCGACAGACGGGCGGTTACACAGGAATCGTTGATACCAGGGTTTGTGCGGACCCATATCTGCCTATTCCCCGTCGCGGCCTTGCGGTTTCGCGTTCCCGGCCACTCAAGCTATGCTGCTGCTTCGCTGGACTCGCTCGACTCTTCGCCGGCTGATTCCGTCGATGCTGCTTCTTCGCCCGACGTCTCGGTCTGACCTTCCGTGCTCTCCGCAGCGGTCGTTTCAGTCGTCTCGGTGCTGGTCTCCTCCGAGGTATCCGCACCTGCGGTTGTCTCTTCGGTCTTCTGCTCTTCCGTGTTATCTGGTTCCATAGAAATAATGATTATTGCTTTTCGACCTTTGTATCGGGATAGTTGAGCTCTGCCCAAAAGCCTGCCGCGTTGGCATTTCCGTAGGAGTCGCTCGTATAGATTCGGATGAACACGCGGCCATCGTCGTAGAGAACTGATGCAACGCGCCCGTCATGGGTCATGCACACTTGGATGATCTTCGGGGCCTTGGCTTTCTTGGGTGGCATTGCGGGTTAGAGTTTGCGGATTTTATCTGCCAACAGAAAACTACTTTGTGCCATGTTGCGGAGCATCTGAGCTGTCTTCTCGCCCTCTGATACGTTTATCGCTTCTGCTTCGGCTGCACGGCGCTTCTCTGCGGCGATCTTCTTCGCCTCGTCCTTCTCGCGGTCGGCTTCGTATTTCTCCTGGCCGGTGAGCGCCTTATATTCCTCGGTCTCTTCCTCCTTGGCGATGTTCGCGTCGATGTCGTCGGCTTCGCGGTTGAGCTGATCGATCAGGCTGCGGCGGTCAGTGGCGTTTTTCAGAGCCACTCGCGCGTTTAACTCATTGACCTGGCCTTCCTTTTCCAATTTGAAAATGTATTGCCGTTTCGCTACGAATCTCGCGATGAATCGAATCATGGTTGTGGTGGGATTGATATAAGTTTAGGGCATCTGCACAGCGTTGCAAGCCTGCGACTGTGGACAAGCGCACGTCCTAGAACCGTCCGCGTCGCTCACGGTGAACATGCAGCCGCCGTGCCTCCCATGAACGTAGGTGAGATGGCCGCACATGTCGCACACGCCTTGGGAATGGCCGGAGCACACGCATTTGCCGTTGCGCTTGTGGCACTCCGCTACGCGCACGGGTTCCGCGTCGAGGTCCTGGTCGTCATCCATGAATCTGAATGTGAAGGAATCGTTAGGTTTATGGTGGGGGCGTATCTAAATCATATAATTGATGCGCGAAGTGTCAAGCAACGGAGAAGCGATGGTCAAGACGTGGGTAGTTGTGCAGCATACCGGGAAGCGGATGGAGCTCGAACGTGGGTTTGAGAAGATGGAAATACCTTGTCCCAGCGATCCCATAGCGAAAAAAATGTTCATGGAGATTCAGCCAGGCCGGTTGGTCGATGAGGGTACGCTCCGACTTCTGACGGGGCGAAAATAGTCTGCAGTAAACACAATCGATCCTGTCCGCATCCAACGCCACAAGGGATGGGCGATGAAACACACCTGGACAGTCATTGAGCACACCGGCGAGCAGATAACAGTGGCGCGCGAAGGCGAGATGCTTGAGATTCCGCGTCCCGATGAGCCTGCAGTACGAAAAGTGTTTATGGAAATACAGGTTGACGAGTCGCTCGCCGATGGCATCGTCAGGATGTTGTCCGGAAGAAAATAGGTCCATAGTAAGCACAACCACTTCGGCCCGCATCAAATCCCGTCAGGGGGCGACGATGGGAGGGTCCTGGAAGGTCGAAACGCATACGGGTGATCTCATGGAACTGCAGCGGGATGGGGAGTTCCTGGAGATCGAGAAGCCAATCGAGGCGGGCGCGCGCCTCATCTTCGTGACGCTCCGAGTAGGCCAACTATTATCCGATGACATGGTTCGGATACTGACCGGCTGACGATTTACAGGTCCGGCCTCTTCATGAGGCTCTCGCGCCAGTTCCCGTCGTAACCAAAGAGCGGGGCAGGCACCACATCCATAAACCAGAATCTGGTATGCGGTACGACATCCGGCGCTTTGAACCAGTGCGCCTTGCCGTCCTCGTCCACGGCCCACCAAACAGCGTTCTTAGGAGCTTTGGTCCAATCGACGCCACTGTGCATATTGACCCCTCTCGACAAAAGATATTCTCACGATTGCAGAGTTGAGTACAATTGCACATCCGAGGAAATTGAACGTGACCGCATGGAATCATCTCATTCAGCACAGAGAAGACATTATATGGGCTGCAATCTTCGCCCTGATCTTTGGACTCATTTTTGGCGTAATCGTCGATATAGTCGGCATTGGCTCTCGATTTCGCGAGGCTATACGAGAATTAAAGAATCGGATGTCCGAACGATCGACTACCCTGCTCACGCTGCGGATACAGCAATTGAAGGATTATCAAAAGAAGCTTACCTCTGAACGATGGATATACCTTTTCGCATTCCAGAGTATCTTCTTATGCCTCATCAGTGTATCTCTCGGAGCTTCAATCGGGGGCTTTTCCTGGCTTATAGCGGCAGCGCAATCACCTCTCCCGCTTGCTAAAACGATCATATTCAATATGCGATTTGCGGCGATAGTTTGTTTTGGTGTAAGCGGAGGCGCTGCTCTGGCGGGGTATCAACATGTAGCGCGTGACACCCGCGAAAAAGTCGAAGCGGTAGTGCAGAAGATCGACGCTGAAATTGAGGGCCTTCAAGAACAGCTGAGGAAACGTTCGAGCCCTTCATAATGTCTCGATTTCAAAAGCCGCAAACTCCTCGCCCTTCGGCACAATCACCTTCTCCACTTGCCACGCGTAGATGTCCCTGTCATTCACGCCGTACTTCTCACAGAGCGTGTCCTGGAAGCTCTTGATGAGGTTGTCGCCGTCTGACGCCTTGGACGATACGCCGAAGATGTAATGCACCTTGAGCTTTCCCTGGGGAATCGTGAGTTTCGGTAAGAGGTAGCCAAGCGCTTCCTTGTACGATTTGAGTTCTGGTGTTGCAAACCTGCGGCCCTGATAGCTGCGGTTTACTGATAAGGGCTTGATTGGTACGTGATACATTTGGTTCGGTTATCGTGAATTCATTACGTCCATTACGAAACATGAGAAGCAGACGGCAGAAGCGCACACTTTTGCAAAGATTCTTCGATGAGATGAGAAGACGACTGGCTGAGAACGCCAAGCAATCATTCAAACGGTGGTCAAAGACAGCCATTACATTCCTCGCAGCGTTGGCCATAGAGTTGAAGAAACTCTGCGTCGCTTTGATTCAATTGACTTTAGTCATGCTTCTCGTTGGTGTGGCGCTACGTGAGCTTCAGCATCACCGCGTGAGGATCTACCAGTGGCTGGTTGAATTGATCGGCGCTTACAAGGCGCAGGATTCGATAGCGGTAGTTGTTGTCGCCACGGGATTCGGGGCCGCATGGTTCAAGCGCAAAAGTCAAAAGTGGTATGGATTCGTCGAAATCGGGTTCGGAATCATATCTGGTTTCTCTATCGCCCTTAACATGACGATTATTACCGCCGCTCTGCCTCAATGGGCATCTCTCGTCGGTTGCGCGTACGTGATCGCACGAGGTCTGAACAATGTCAGCGATGCAGAGAAAGTGGCACTTACAGCGGTTTAGAGACACCCGCACTTCATCGGCTTCATGTACGTGAACGTCCAATACTTCTCCCGGCACTTCGGGCAGATGATGCCGAGTCTGATGAGGATAGCGCGGATCATCGGGGAAGAAATGCAAGAACGATCAGCGTCAGTCCGACCCCCGCTCCTACGCCAAGTGCCCAAAATAGTTTCACGTTCGTGAGGTGCTCCTGCTGATCAAGAAAAGCTCCCAGGCCCCAAAAGGCAAGATACAGAGCAAATCCGATAGACAATACGACTAGATTCATTTGAATAGTGATTGATTGGTTTGTTCGACTGGCTTCTCGAATGCCTCCGGCAACACTGGATGCTTGGCTTTTATCGCCCACGCCGTCCCGCCCGTTGCCTTGCACCTCCGGCGCTCCACGTCGTAGGCAAGTCCTAGCTTCTTCAGCTCTCCCGTTCGGGGCGTTACGCGGTTGATCGGCCAGCCAATGTATGCGGCAAGCTCCGCGTTCGTCGCGTCCGGGAAGAACCGCAGGGCGTCGAGGACGGCCTTCTGCTTGGCCCCGAGGTTCTGTGTCGCAAGGGCGTAGGCGTGGAGGGAGGTGTCTTGAATCATTGTTACCAGTGTTTATTTACTTCGGCCAGCGTCGTATGGAGTTTCGCTGCGATGCGAAGCGAGTCAAGACCTTTGGCCCTTAGTTCGTCAACCTGCTCCTTCGTGATTTCTGGACGGCTAGCAACTTCATCAGGCGGAAGCGAACCATCTTTCTCAGGGCAGGTCTTAGCGAAGTGTCCAACGCCGCCACAGTTCTTACAATGTGCGACCCGTCCCGTTACTTTGGCGACCTTCTTTCCCTTCTTGGTGTATTTACGCTTGAGAACTGATGATGACGTAGATTCAGATTCCAGCGGGGCATTCCGGTTGGTAACGGGATACAGTTCATGTACCGTGTCCGTCTCATCATTGAAAAGATAGATAGGCGTTCCGTTCTCTCGTACGATGTACATATTCATGGTTGTTTGGTGGCTTGATTTGGCTCCACGATCCCCGGACCATAGGTCGCGCGTTGCGGTGCCTTTTGGTTCGGGGCAAGGCCCTCATACACATCACAGGTAACGTTCTCCTCGTTGGCGTCGATTACCTTCGCCTTATAGCGTCCGAGGATGTATACGATCTGACCTTTCGTGAAGCGATACATCGTTAGAAATCCTGCTCGATGTCCGGCAACTCCTCCGGCGCAGAGACCTTTGTTCCCTTCTTTAGAATCACGGTGTATCCGTTCTCGTCATCCACGCGCTCGTATCCTTCCGGCACGAGGTAGACCGCCGTGACTGCCTTGCCCGCGACTCTGACCTTCTCCGTTTCGATGGTCAAGACGTGGCCCTGCCAACCTGCCGAATCCTCCCCGAACGCATCCACGAGGCCGTTGATCGTCGCTCGGTTTAAGCTGATGTTCTTCTGCTCCGCATCACCACTGATCTGAATCTTCGCAACGTCCTGCATCTTTACCGAGCCGTCTTTGTTCAAGAACTGGCTCGGCATCGGGTTCGTCTCGCTCATCAACTTGCAATGCGTTCCCGACACTACTTCACTGCCTTTGACCCATGCTCCTGCGATTGCCTGCGATTTGGTGTATTTCATGTTTTAGAATTCGTTAGTTTTTTTGATTGCTTCAACCTTCTCCATCTCGACCTGGATGGTCTTCTCAACCTCCCCGATACAGAGTTCAGAGAGTTCCATTGACACTCGCGCATATTCTCCCTCATCGCACTCCATCTGCATCGAACAAAATGCATTGATCGGCTCAAATGCGGCTACCTGCTTTGTCCTGCTGAAACTGCGTGTAATGGTTATCTTCATTTTGATACTATTGCTTCTGCTGTCCGACCTTTCGGCGCTGGTGCAAACTCTTTCTTGCACGTCCAGCACACACCATCCACAATGAGATTCCACCAATGGTCTCTCGATGGGCAGATGTCAGGGATGTCTGGGTAGGGTACTTCAATCATGGACGTGAGTGATTATTTCGGGAGGCTTCGAAATTGCCTCGTTCGATGTCCGCGAGTTGCTCTGCGGTGTTCTCGGCTGATGTCAGCTCGCGGTTGTAGCGGGGTCTCCGAGACAACGGCGCACTCCACGCGTCTCTGCACGCTTTGCAGCCGCGCGGCGGGGAACAATACTGGTGTGCGTCTTGCTCTGCGAAGAATGCTTCACGCTCTGCTGACTTGCGATTCTCTTCGACGATCTCTTCCTGCGTCGTCTGATGAAACATCTGCTCCATCTCTTCGTCGGACGGGGCTTCTGCGTGCCTCATCTGGTCGTCTGCGGCGATCTCCATGATCTCCGCTTGTACTTGCTCGGTGATTTGCATGGTTTGAATTGTTAGGGTTTATGTTTCCGAGATTCGAGGGAGAAGAAAGGCTCTCGTCTTAGCTTCTGCCCCCTCGAATGAGAGTCTTTATTGGAATGCGACCGGCACGATGACAAAGAGGAAATAGCCAATCACCCAGGCGGTTGCGACTCCTCCGATGACTGCCAGGATCGCACCTCCGAATGTGAGCTGTCTCGTGAACCGGCCTGACATAGGGTCAATGACTCGACTCCACAGCACGTTTTCTTTCAGCATTGCTTTTGTTGTTAGGGTTTGAGTGGTTCGACCTGACCACTTCATAACAATAGCAAGCTGGCAGGTAATAGCAAGCCGCCTGTTGGGGATAAAGTATTGCGCTACACAGTCGCTTTCTTGGCAAGAGTACGACGCTTGGCCCATCGCTTTTTCATGCCCAATTTGCCGATTCGTGAATAGAACTCCGGGCCGCGCTCTGCTGTCTTCTGTCCTCCTTTTTTGCCGTTCGTGCGGAAGAACTTCGTTAGTGCTTTGTTCATTCCCTAAGCAAAGCACACTGACGCGAGAAAACAAGCCGTCCGTTATCCCCAGCCTGCGTCTTGCGCAATCCTGAGAGTTTTCTAGAGTGATTGGGTAGTTAGCTCTTTACCAGGAGGAAATATGAAAGACGTATTTGTCATTACGAAGAACGGCGACAAATCATTTTGGAATAAATGCGGCGTCGCATTCGTCAATAAGGACGGCTCCATCAACGTGAAGCTCGACCTCTTTCCGGATCTCCAGCTTCAAATACGGGACAAGAAATCGGAGTAATCCCAACGCAATTCGACCGAGCCTCTGCCCTGCGCGGAGGCTTTTTCATTTGTGCCAATCGAGCAATATCAGCAAGTGTTCTTCGCTTACATCGTTCGTGCGTTTCACGTGTGATACCGATAGGAGACTTTATGGAACGTCCAAAGATTCCCTTTGCGCAGATCAAGCGGGATGTCGCCGTAGTAGATGTTGCTCGGCGTCACGGCATCGAACTCAAACCGAACGGCAATGATGAATGGCTGCACGGCGAATGCAAGTTGCGCTCCCACGAATCAAAGAAGAGTAAAACGTCGTTCTCGGTAAATATACGCAGCAATTTCTTTGTATGCCATTCGCGATCGTGCCAACAGAACCGGGCCGGTAAGACGGGCGGCGATGTAATCACGCTCGCGTATTGGCTCGGCAACCATACGGACTACTACAGC